TCTGTAGGGTTACCTCTATTCTTGTTAATCAACTTTTCTATATTATGAAAATAAAATCCATCTCTTGTTTCATAAAACTTAAATAAGCTAGTATGAAATTTTCCTGCATAAGATATTTTGCAAAAATGTTCAAATGCTTCTAATACAGTCATATTAGGTACTATCTTTGTATGAGCGTTATCTGTGGAATCAACTTCTATTGATTTTCCTAACTTACCGAACGTCTCATCAAATATTGATTTGACGTCATCACTAGGTGATGAATTAACATATGCTTTACCAACAGCTTTAACTGGACTAAGAAAATGTTCAGGTGATACTAATTGCAATAGTACTAATTTCTTAGTACCATCAGGTGATACTCGTATTTGTGATCTGTATACTTGTAAAGAGAATTCTATTTCAGGATCTTCTGAAGCTGACGACTTTAATCCTATTTCTATTTTTTCCAGGCCTGTGAATTCTACTTTGTTTGTTATATCAGCAGAGTCGACAAACTTAATATGTCCTCGCATTGTTTTATCACCAATGCCCTCAATGATTTCAAACTCTGTAAATATTAAATCTAAGGGTAAAGGGTTCCCCGTTGCTGGTACTAATTCTAATTTTATTAGTTCATAGGAGCCAGGCTTATATGCTTTTGCTTGTTTCGTGTCATTAGCCATCTTTTAATAAAGTCTTCAATTCTCTTTGTGCTAGCTTAACAAATCTCCTATCCAATAACTGAATATCTCTTTTGCCTGAATTTTCAGTTTTCATACGCTGCCAATTAGATACTCCACTGACACCAGTTACGGCTGAGCCATTAAAATCTGTTATTGAATAATTCTGGAAATTCCCTTCTGGAGCTACTCCGGATCCTCTTCCAAACACATCTCCGTTGTATGATGAATTATATGAATCAGAGCTCGCCCTAAAACTTCCTAATCCAGCTCCTGCAGATACAGAGTAATAAGATGGTGGATTAAGAGAGTCTGCAAGTGGTACAGATCCATATGTTGCTATTGCTAATCTCTGTAATTGTAATTCATCGAGTGGCCAATCGTGGTATGGATCTATCATATTGTTAACAAGAAAAATTAACCACACTAAGTTTGAATCATCGTAATAATTAAACGCCACCATGTCCGGACGTTCTCCTTCTTTAACGTGATAAGGATAATAACTCTTAAACTTCTCAAATATAGTTTGACGTAATCTAAGCCTCACAGTAATGTTCTTAGCTACCTTAGTACCATACGTTATCGTTGGATAATGTTCAAACAGTCTACTCATAATCTTCTCTAGTATGAATTTCTGTTTCTTGGAATGTTAGTGAAACACCTATAAGGGTTGGGTTGCCTGTTTTAGCAAAGTAAGATGGTCCTTCTGGTGTATAGTCCATAGATAAATCTGTTATTGCTGCTCTCTTGAAAATATATTCTCCATGTTCACCTAAATGGTACGAGCCTTTTAATGCGCAATCAACTTGATCTGGAAATTTTAATGTTGCTAATGTTTCGACTGGGTGAATACGAGCTTTGATTGCTTTAAACATATCCAATAAAACTATGTTCTCGTCATATGTTTGAGGAGCTAGTTTCCAAGTGAATGTATATGTCCTTAAAGGGACACCTTGGAATATTAATGCCAAGTGTGGGTTTAATTGTGTTCCTAATCCTAATGCTAATCCTCCAGCTAGATCACCTCCACCTAAAGCACCTACAACAGCGCTAGCTGCTTGAGTACCTTTTCTTAATGCTATCAACCCCATAGCCTTTCCCATTTCTGCTGCGTCAGCACCTAATGATGCAACTCCTTTCTTTGCTCCGGCTACTATAGCAGTTCCTGTAACACCTTCTTCCTTGATCGTTCCAGTCATTCCACCTACAATTGCTGCTGTTGCTTTACCTAACAATCCTAATTCTGCTGCGTTATAAGTTACTCCTTGCACATCTGTTAAAGAAGCTGGGAATGGTAAACACACTTGCATTGAAGTTGCGGTTTGTGAAGGATCATTACCTCCACCAGGTTGAAATTCAACGAAGTTCATTTCAAAGTATTGTCTCCCAAGATCAGTTGGAAAAATATAATCGCCAGCAGCAGCAGTTTCTGCTGCCTTCTTTTGCATTACATTCTCTGGACTGTCGGGATTACCTTTCTTTCCAGTCGTTGTATTCGTTTGCGCGTTAGTTGCGTTCGTGTCTGCCATCTAAATACCTGTATGAGCTATAAAGGACGTTTTAAACCTAAGCACCCTGATAAATATAAGGGTGATCCCACTAATATTATTTATAGAAGTTTGTGGGAACAGAAGCTCATGTTATATTTAGATGACCACAGAGATGTTATCGAGTGGTCAAGCGAAGAATTTGCTATACCTTATAGAAGTCCATGGGACAATAGAATACATAGATATTTTCCTGACTTTTATGTTAAGCGTTATAATAGAGAAGGAAAAGTTGAGTCATCCGTTGTTGAGGTCAAACCTAAGAACAGATTGATACCGCCTGATCCTAAAAAGAAGTGGACACCAAAGGGATATAAAAGCAGACGTTATATTAGAGATGTTAAAACGTTTTCAATTAACCAGGCTAAGTTTGAAGCTGCTAAGACGTTTTGTGAAAGTAGAGGATGGGACTTCACAATACTAACAGAAACAGAATTACAACCCTGGAAAAAATTAAATGGCTAACACATATAAATTCCAAGACATAGTAGAAGAAACAAAAGAGCTGTTCAATCTTGAAACAATTGATCTACCTTCCCTCCATCAAACTCCAGACGCTTTAGATTATCTACGTACTCAAATTAAAAGACTGAATAAGATGGACGGTAATAAATTAATGTCGTCCAGTAGCTCACATGTATTCACTCGTAGGATCTTGCCAGGACGAATGTATATGTGGAAGTATGCTAATCCAATTTATAAAATGGATACGAAGAAATTACCTTACTATGATATATTTCCAGTAGGGTTTATTTTAACAAACAACGGAAGTTATTTTACTGCTCTGAATCTTCATTACATTCCACCAATGGAACGAGCATATTTAATGGATGCATTCTGGAAATTTACTCTTCGACCTGATAGTAACAACTGGCTAACTCGATTAAACAAAAACATTTACACATATATGAAAATAAGGTTTAGTATGAGATGGTACGCACCCTGCATTAAAAGATATAGTATGAGTAGAATTCCTGGTAGACTAATGATGATAACTCCAGACCATTGGGATATTATGATGCAGATACCTTGTGCTATATTTCGGAGAGCTAGCATAAATAGAGTATATAGAGAGTCACGTATAGTCATGAGAGAGAATTTAAGGAAAGGTGGCAGCAAATAATGGCCAATTTTTTAGAAAGAGCAACATCAGCATTATCCTTTATTAAGGGTGCAAGAGATATGATGGGCGGTAATCGTCCGGCAGATACTCAATTCAATCTTAATAGGATGATAGGAGCCATGGAAAACCATGGTGGCTTTGCAAGACCAAATCTATTTCTTGTAGAGATAGGTATTCCAGAATGGGCCAAAGGTAATGACTTAATTAAAGAGCTACCATTCTTTTGTGAAACTGTTAACATGCCAGGTCTTAACTTAATTCCTCAGGAAATACAGAGACAAGGATTTGGATTATTTGATAGACGTGTTGGATCTGCAATACAATCAGGAACAGTCGATTGTACATTCATGGTCGATGGCCAGGGCGACATCTTAAAGTTTTTCCAGAATTGGATGAACAGTATTGTTAATATTGATAGCAGCAAAGCTAATTCAGTAGGTATGAATGGTGGGACCTTTGGAACCATTGCATACAGAAACACATATATATGTGACATCAAAATAACAATGTTTGATCAAAGAGCTAACGCAATGATTACCTGGACAGCCAGAGAGTGTTGGCCATTTGTTCTTGGTGACCTTACTTTAAGTTGGAATGATAATGATAACTTAGCAAGACTAAATGTATCATTCCAATATAGAAGTTGGGACACAGAAAGTTTCGACATACCAGAAGGCGAGAATGGTGCTGATGGTATATTAACTAGACTAATTCGGTTAGGCACTGCCGGGATTAGCATGAAAGCAAGTGCCAAAAAACCTCGTAATGTCGGTGACGTGATTAATATTGTGAGAAACACAAAAGTCTTCGCCGGAGCTATCGGAGGTGTCTTTAAAGGAGGATAATTATTATGGCTTTACCTAGAATTGATAGCGCCATCTTTACAGCGACACTACCATCAAACGGCAAAAAAATCAGATTTAGACCTTTCCTTGTAAAAGAGGAAAAGATTCTAATGATTGCTCAAGAAAGCAATGATCAAGAACAGATCGTTGATGCGATCAAGCAGATTTTAAATAACTGTATCCAAACAAAGAACGTCGATATTGACGACTGGCCTTTGTTTGATGTTGAGTGGATGTTCGTTAAATTGAGAGCAGCTAGCATTAACAATGTTATTAAATTA